CTAGCTTCTAAACCAACTAAGAAGTAATAACACTAAAGGTGGGGGTGAACAGCCCTCATCAACTCCTAAATAACTAAGGCCACTCAGCTACGGCTGACCCCAACATAAATAAAAGGATATATAACATGGCTCAAGAAGTTGTAAAAAATGTAGATACTAAAGAAACAATGATTTCAAGAGGTACTAATTACGCAATCAAACAATCTCGTATGAAAAAAGATGAAGAAGAACTAAAAGCTTTAATGTCTGAGCATACAGGCGATGAAGCGGAAGAAATTATAGAAGATGAAGAAGAAAATACTAATGATGTTGAAGAAACTACAGAAAAGTCTGAAGTAAAAGAAAAACAAACTGAATCAGAAGAAAAAGATGAATCTGATGAGGGTCTAAGTAGAGAAGAAAAGTCATTTAAAAAGCGTTATGGTGATCTCCGTCGACATATGGCTGAAAAAGAAAAAGAATGGAAAGAGTCACTAGAAGAACACAATAATAGTATTTCTCTTAGGGCTCCTACTTCCGATGAAGATATTGAAGCATGGGCAGAAAAGTACCCAGATGTAGCAGCTATAGTTGAAACTATTGCTTCTAAAAAAGCAGATGAAAAGTTTGCAGTAGCAGAAGAAAGACTACGTGAATTTGATGAAGCAGCTTATGAAGCTGAAAGAACTAAAGCTGAAATAACTATACGTAAATCACATGCAGACTTTGATGAGTTACGTGATTCAGACAAGTTCCATGATTGGGTAGAAAGTCAACCTAAGTGGGTACGTGACGCTTTATACGAAAACTCAGATGATGCAGCAAGTGTTGTAAGGGTTATTGACTTATATAAAGTAGACAACGGTATGACTATTGCAGCTAAGAAAAAGGCAAGTAAAGATGCAGCTAAAACTGTTTCTAAAAGGTCTACACCTGCTGTTGATAGCGAAGGTTCAGCTTCAATGATAAAAGAATCAGAAGTAGCTAAGATGTCCGATAGGGACTTTGAAGAAAACTACGATAAAATACAAAAGGCTATGTCAAGTGGTAAGTTTATTTATGACGTATCAGGCAAAGCTAGATAATACCGACATGCTTAAATAAGTGCTTGACAGACAAGTATAAGTATGGTATAACTGTTGGTGTCCTAATAGGGCATCTTCGAGGACTCTTACTGAGTCTTTAGAACACTAATAAATCTTTAAGAATTACCTGATAATAGAGGCCCTCTTAGTAAAGCTGGCAAGTAGACCTAAGAGCACCCTTGAAAACTCAGCCCCTTATCCAGATTGATTAGGTTCTCTTAACCGAGATACAACTACGTATCTTATTTATTAAGCCAACCATCAAAAAGGATATTAATCATGGCTTTTGCATCCGCAAGCGGATATACAAACTTACCGAATGGTAACTTTAGTTCCGTAATTTATTCTAAAAAAGTACAACTTGCATTCCGCAAGTCCACAGTATGTGGCGACATCACTAACTCTGACTATTTCGGAGAGATTGCTTCACAAGGCGATACAGTGAAAATTATCAAAGAACCTGAGGTAAGCGTATCAGCTTATGCTCGTGGTACAACTATTGCTGCTCAAGATTTAGCAGACGCAGACTTCTCACTCGTTGTAGACAAAGCTAATTACTTTGCTTTCAAGATTGATGATATCGAAGAAGCACACTCACATGTAAACTTCATGGACTTAGCTACAAACCGTGCGGCTTTCCGCTTGGCTGATCAGCATGACCAAGAAGTATTGGGTTACTTAACTGGTTACAAACAAGCTGCGTTACACGCTAATGCAGGTACAGTAAACAACGTAGTAAATGGTACTAAAGCTAATACAGCTGCTGGTACAGACGAATTACTTGCAGCTAACAAGCTGAAAAAAGGTGATTTCGGAAACATTACTACAACTTCAGCAGGTGATCACTCGATTCCAGTTGCAGCACGTTTACCAGGAGCAACTGCTCTACCGACAGCATACGTATCACCAGCAATGTTGATAGCACGTATGGGTCGTTTGTTAGACCAAAACCAAGTGGATACTGCAGGTAGATGGCTTGTAATCGATCCTGTGTTTATGGAAGTTCTTCGTGATGAAGATTCTCGCCTATTTAACGCAGACTTCGGTGAATCAGGTGGACTACGTAACGGTCTAGTCTTGAACAACTTCCACGGTTTCCGTGTATATACTTCAAGTAACTTACCGTCAGTAGGTACTGGTGCAGGTACAACAGGTACAGCTAACCAAAATCTTAACTACGGTGCTATCGTAGCTGGACATGACTCAGCTGTAGCAACTGCAGAGCAGATCAATAAAACAGAAACATATCGTGACCCAGATTCATTCGCTGACATCTGTCGTGGTATGCACCTTTACGGACGTAAGATTTTACGCCCAGAGGCATTGATTACAGCTAAATACAACTTAGCATAAAATAACTTAAAGGGGCTGACTTAGTGTTAGCCCCTTTATATACATTTAATTTGAAAGCAACTAAAATATGTCATATACATACTTAGATATAACAAATGAGGTTATCTCTCGCTTCAATGAAGTAGTTTTATCTGAAGGTGGTTTTGCTACAGCTAGGGGTTTCCAAATTCAATGTAAGAATGCAGTTAATGATGCTATTGACTATATAAACACTAGTGAGTTTAGTTGGCCTTATAAACATGCAATTAAAACAGATACATTAATAGCTGGTACTACAAGGTACACACCTCCTACAACTTCTAAACACGTAGACTATGATACATTTCGTTTAGTTAAAGACGATAGCTTAGGTGTAACTGGTGGTAAATTAGAATTAATAGATTACAAAGACTATTTAGGCAGATACGTTGATCAAGAAGATACTATCGGTGTAGGTTCAGTGCCTCGTTATGTATTCAGAACACCAGATAATAACTACGGTTTATATCCTTATCCAGATAAAGCATACTCTTTAAGATATGAATACTACAAGTATGGAACTCCTTTAGCTAATGCAGATGATGTGCCTTTAATACCAGAACAGTATAGGTCTGTTATTGTAGACGGTGCTACTGCATACGGTTATCAGTATCGTGGTGAAACACAACAACATCAGTTAAACTTTAAAAGATTTGAAGATGGTATAAAAAACATGAGAATCTTACTTGGCAATAGAACAGACTACATCTATTCAACAGTATTAAGCTAGGTTAGATAATGGCAGATGAATCAGGACTTAATCCATTTGTGTTCCCTTGTAAGGGTGGCTTAGTTTTAAACCGTTCTACTTTTAATATGGAAGCTGGAATGGCCTTAGAGTTACAAAACTTTGAAGCCGATCTTACTGGTGGTTACAGGCGTATTAACGGTTATAACAAGTGGAATAGTAATATAGTTCCACAAACAGCATCTTCTATTGAGCCAGTGCTCATGTCAGCTTACTTTGCAGGTAACGATAAAGTTATAGCTGCAAGAGGTGAGAAAATATATGAAGCAGCAAGTGGTAGCAGTTCTTGGACAGAAATAGACACTGGTAGAACTAACGCAAACAAATATACTTTCTTTAGGTATAACTTTAATAATACTCCTCATATTATATGGGCAGATGGTGCTAATAACGCAACAAAGTATGACGGTACTACACTGACAGATATCAGTGGTACAAATGCACCTGCTAATCCTAAGTATGTTACATCATTTAAAAACACTATGTTTTTTGCAGGTATGTCAGCTACACCACAGGAGATGGTATTTACTGCACCTTATACAGACAATGATTTTTCCTCAGCAAATGGCGCAGGTTCTATAAGAGTAGATGATACTATAACTGGTATCTTTCCTTTCCGTGATACACTAATTATCTTCTGTGAAGAACGTATCTTTAGACTTGTTGGTAATACTATAGCTGATTTTCAGTTACAACCTGTATCTCGTAATGTTGGTTGCATAAATGGCTCAACAATAAAAGAATTTGCTGGTGACATAATCTTTCTAAGTCGTGATGGATTACGAACTGTTGCTGGTACAGAAAAGATTGGTGATGTTGAACTAGGTACTATATCTGCCCCTGTACATGAGTTATTCTCAGTATATACAGATGTAGATGAGTTTGAAGCAGTAGTAGTACCAGACAAAACACAGTACAGAATATTCTTCGTAAACAACAATGCTAGATCAAGAGCTGCAACTAAAGGTGTTATAGCTGCAAGAGGCGCAGAGGGTTACACGTACAGTGAACTACTAGGTATACAACCGTCTTGCACCGACTCTTTAAGTGAACAGGGTTCTATCTTTGTACTACACGGTGGCTTTGATGGGTATGTGTACAGACAAGAGCAAGGTAGTACTTTTGATGGAGAAACTATCATAGGTCGTTACAGATCACCTGACTTAACTATGGGTGATGCTGGTATAAGAAAGAACTTTCAACGTGTAATAATTAACTATGCACCTAAAGGTACAGTAAACGCAGACTTGTTTTTACGTTATGACTATGAAGACCCTAACATACCAAGACCTGCAGCGTACCCGTTTGATAGTACCAAGGTTGTTGCGATATACGGTGCATCTGCTTATGGCACAGCTACATACGGTGGTCAATCACAACCACTTGTAAGGCAAGCAGTAGAAGGTAGTGGGTTTGCTGTAGCATTAAGAGTTGTTGATAATGGAGTTTCAGAACCTTACTCACTAAAAGGGTTTCAGCTAGAATTTGACGCTTCGGCACGTCGATAGGAGAAAGATTAAATGGCAGGTTATACAAGACAGTCCACATACACCGATGGCGATATTATCAATGCGGCAGACTCTAATGACGAGTACAATCAGTTATTAGCTGCTTTTAGAAATACCACTGGTCACAAGCATGACGGTACAGCGGCAGAAGGCCCTGTTATTGGATTAATTGGTGACCCTGGTGTTGCTGCTCCATTAAACAAAGTCGTAGTAAGTGATATTGACAATCGTGTTGGTGTCTTTGTTGATGTAGGTTCTAGTTCAGTTGAGCAGTTACGCTTCCAAGATGGTGTAATAGTTCCTGTAACTAATAATGACATTGACCTAGGTACTAACTCTATCAAGTTTAAGAATGGTTACTTTGCAGGTAACTTGACTGTAGACGGTGATATTACACTAGGTGGAGACATTACATTAGGTGATGCAGACACAGATAGTATTACACTAGGTGCTGAAGTAGACTCTCATGTTATACCAAACATAGATGGTACATATGACTTAGGTACTGCAACTAAAGAGTGGCGTAACCTTTATCTTGATGGTACAGCTAACATAGACAGCTTAGTAGCTGACACAGCAGACATCAATGGCGGTACTATAGATGGTGCTTCCATTGCTACATCAGACATTACAGTAGGCTCAGGTAAAACACTTAATGTATCTGCAGGTACACTAACACTAGCAGATAACCAAATCTCAGGTGATAAAGTTGAAGGTGGCACAATCAATGCTGTCACTGTAAATACATTAGACTTTGGTACACTGTCTGATGGTACTATAAGTGTAACAGCTTTTGCTGATGAAGATGATATGACATCTAACTCAGCTACACTCGTACCTACACAGCAGTCGGTTAAAGCTTATGTAGATACACAAATAGCTACTGTACCCATCGGTGACATTACATCGGTAGTTGCAGGTACAGGTCTTACTGGTGGTGGCACAATAGGTGATGTTACAGTAAACATAGACTCAACTGTAGCTACACTTACAGGTACACAGACACTAACAAATAAAACACTTACATCTCCAGCAGTAAATACTGCAACAGTAGTAGGTGGTACAATAAACAATGCAGTCATAGGTGGATCAACACCTGCGGCTATTACAGGTACTACAGTTACAGCATCAACTAACTTTGTAGGTGATATAACTGGTGATGTTACAGGTACTGTCTCATCTCTAAGCAACCACGATACTGCAGACTTAGCTGAAGGTACAAATCTGTACTATACACAAGCTAGGTTTGACTCAGCATTTACCGCTAAGAGTACAACTAATTTATCAGAAGGTACTAACCTATACTACACAAGTGCTCGTTCAAACACAGACTTTGATACAAGGCTTGCAACTAAAAGTACCACTAACTTATCTGAGGGTACTAACCTTTATTATACTGATGCTAGATTTAATACTGCATTTGGAAATAAAACAACTTCTGACTTGACAGAAAACACTAATCTGTATTATACTGACGCAAGGGCTAATACAGCAATCGATGCAAGAGTAACCCAAACCTTTGTAAATAGTTTAAACGTAGACGCTGCAACATTAGATGGAGATAGTAAAGCTACTCTCCTAGCTACAGCAGAGTCTAATGCTCTTGCATTATCAATAGCTCTAGGATAGTAAACAATGGCAAATACATTCAAAAATTATACAAGTGCATCGGTAGGTACAGGTGCAACAACTACATATACAGTACCAAGTGCAACTACATCAGTGATGATAGGTTGTAATTTAGCTAACAGAACAACATCTCAGATCAAAGTAGATGTACAGGCGGCAGGTGTTTACATCGTTAAAGGTGTACCACTACCAGCAGGTGCAGCTCTTTCAGTCTTAGACGGCAAGATCATCTTAGAGACTACTGACACTGTAATCGTAACATCAGACACAGCATCAAGTTGTGATGTGATTGTGAGCGTACTGGAGCAAACCTAATGAGTAAGCAAACAGACTTAATTAACATACCCGATGCTATAACAGTTAGTGGCTCTAATGTTGGTATTGGGACATCAAGTCCTGCTGGTGTTTCTGGCACTTCTTTAGTTGTCCATGACACCTCAGCACCTCGTGTAAGACTGACCAATGATACTACAGGCCAAGCAGGAACAGACGGTTCTGAAATAACTGTCAATGGTTCTGATCTAGTTATAGAAAATAGAGAAAATACTGCTAATACTAGGTTCTACAATGGTGGCGCAGAAAAATTAAGAATCCAATCTGGTGGAGGAATTAGTTTTAACGGAGACACCGCCGCCGCTAACGCTTTGAGTGATTATGAAGAGGGAACTTGGACTCCTCGAATTGTTGGTTCATCAAGCGAGAGTGGGCAATCTTATCAACGTCAAGAAGGCTATTATACTAAGATAGGAAATAAAGTCTTTTGTCGCTTCATCTTAAACTTCAGTGCCAGAGGGTCTTTTTCTGGAGATTATATTATGGATGGTTTTCCTTTTAATTGTGAGGGGCCATCTGATATAAATCTTGGAAGTCTTTACCATTCGTATGTAGGACAAAACGTAATCTATATAGGTCTATATAACAGGCCGAACGATAACAAAGCGTATATATGGATAAAAACACAAGCGGGGCAGTCGAGAGAATATCCGAACAGCAGTTTTCTTACAAATGATACTGAACTGGCAGGTAGTTTTACTATCCAAACAACAGCATAACTCACTGCATAGCTTTGGGTAATACACAACAATGAATAAAAAAGGATAAACACATGGCAGGTTACATAGGGTCAAAGGCATCTGTCGTTTCATCGGGTGCTGAACGTAAGAAGACTTTTACCATCACTGGTGCAACAACAAGCCTTACTGGTCTGAACTACACAGTAGGTAAGGTTCACGTATTCCAGAATGGTGTACGCTTAGTAGACGGCACAGACTATACAGCTACAAATGGTACTACAATTACTCTTACTGTGGCTGCACAAAGTGGTGACAATGTAGTTGTTATATCACAGGCAGCGTTTCAAGTAGCAGACTTACCAGCAGGTACTCCTAGCATTAACGACAACGGTAACGCCACGGCAATCACGATTGATAGCTCAGAAAATGTGTTCGTGGGCAAAACAAGCGCAGGTTTAAGTACAGCAGGTGTTCAACTTGACGCAACAGGTAGTGGTGGATTTTGTAGGGCTGAAACATGCTTAACTTTATCAAGACTAAGTACAGATGGTAGTATTTTAGATTTCCGCAAAGACAGCACAACTGTAGGTAGTACAGGCGTTGTGGGCGGTAATGATTTATATATTGCTGGTGGAGCAACAGGCATACGTTTTGATTCTGATGTTGCAAAGATTTATCCAACCAACGGAACTGGTGCAGTAAGCAATGGTGCTGTAGATATTGGAGAAGCTAATTTTAGATTCAAAGACGCTTACCTATCAGGTGGAGTATACCTCGGCGGTACTGGGTCGGCCAATCATTTAGATGATTACGAATCTGGCTCGTTTACTCCTACTGTTTTGTTTGGGTCTAATAACTCTGGCACAACTTACAGTAGCCTTACTGGAGGTA